GGGTATTATTCGCACCCCCCTCCGGAAATGCGACCTGCATTTCGTAAGAGGTCTCCAATTACCAGAGAAGACATTACGTACCACCAAGCTGATCGTCGGTCTCCTCGGAGAAACGAGCGACGGCAAGGGGCCAGGCCGATTAGGGCAACACATTATTTAAAAATTTCTGAAATAATAAAAACTCGTATAGTATCAATTTACTTACAAAAATGTGATTATAATTATTTCACTTAAAACTCATCCAAAAAGAAATCCCTCTTCCAAAATTTGTCATTATTCATGTCAGATTTTAAATCAAGATTAAACATTCGGGACTTCAAAAATTGCTTGTCAGGAAAGTCGTCAAAGTCGATGTCAAAGAGCTCGCGAATATAGCTCCTAAAATGACTTCCTGACGGATCCGAAACGTTCGTGGTCCGAGAGCAATAGTTGAAAACATCTTTACACACATTATAAACTAGGTCACTTCTACCACAACTTGCGATGACGATTCCGACAGCGCGAGCGCGTAGTTGCGACAAACTAGGATACCTTTCTGGGTAAAGAAGTTGTGCCAATAGTTTTGTTTCGTCTCGATAAGGTAATCCGTTGTCACACGAATATCCTAAAACTTGCATACCTTCCATTGAGGGAAGGATCATTGTCGTCGGTTTACGGCTCATCTTAAAACCAAATCTTCTCGCTGATTCTTCATCAATGAGATCCAAAATTTGTTCTTTTGAGTAGCTACCCACCATGTGGGTTCCGATGATGGAGTCATCTCCAAGCACCTTTAGTAACGATGACGATATGTCAAAGCCGAGCGAACTTAAAACTGTTAAAATTACGATAGCGTTAATCCAGCTATCAAGTAATTGCGTCTGGAGCAATCCAGATGCTAGGGTACAATGCCTTCTCTTGTACAGTGAACCATCGGGTACAAGTACTGGCGTGTATCTTACGGCGTTTCTCATCCATTTGTAGAGATTTTTCAGTCTCTGCGGGTCAGTTGACGATGACGGGTTGTTGATCGACGGCATGTATCCATGCTCGAAATCAATATATTCTCCCCATATATCGTGAACGATGTTGATGAGTTTAAAGGAAACTCGCTTATCAAATTGGCTCCAATCAACACCTATGAAAGTGTTGTAGTGCTGCTGTGAACGCGAAATGTCATGGTAGAGTCGGTATATTCCACCCATAAGGGTTTCGTATCCCCACAATAGTGACGATTCTTGTTTGCGTAGGTAGTTAAAATAGGGGTAGAGGAACATGCATTCCACTTGTAATAAAAGTTTTGGTACACCATGTACCATTCTAACTTTGTCATCCTCATCTTCAGTTACCAGATGCGAGCGCGCGTGAGCTGTGTTGTGATAAAAATATCTATCTCCTTTTGGTCCTTCTTCTTTGATGTGATGGACGATTGGTCGATTGTATTCGTATACATAATCGAACAAATTGCCGAATGTTCTTCTGGTATTCGGAATCTTTCCATCTTTATGTAAACTCTCTAACACTTCTGGAACTTTTGCGGTATCCTTAGTGAATGGAGCTTCTACTGATGTTGACTTTGTCCATGGATATTGTTTCGTATCGTTATAATGGACTGGTCTGTATTTCTTGGGTGGTCCGAGTAGCTTCTTAGCCATTTCGATTCCCTTCATCAGATGTTCATCCTCAATGAGAGGAGGTTCAGGTAAATCGCATCGGAGAAAATCCGTGATCAAGGCTTCTTTCGTAGTCTTCGATCTTCTGTAGCCTTCTATCGATTTATTTGCAGTGTCGTCTGGACAGTGCGTCTTAATCGCGAATTTGACTATCTTGTTCGGTTTTAAAGGTGTGGGAACAACGTTGTACTCCAACTCCTTACGTTTCTTCATGCGTGATAGATTTGACGGTTTCATTTTGCCAAATAGTGTGTTGAACGTTTC